CAAGCGTCAGCATGACCATCTCGTTGATGTAATCCTGGATGGGCAGCAGGGATTCCCCCAGCGACCTACGGTTCTGGCCTTGACCGGGGAACGGGTGGCCTATTTCAACGTGGTCATCCATGCTCTCATTGCGGGCAAATGCGAATTCACTGGCTGCCTTACACAGCAGTGCTCCATCGGGAAACTTCTCTAGTAACTCTTCCCGCACTTCATCTGAGATCTCGTCATCGAAAAATGTGGAGGGGCGCAGGTAGCGGAATTTCACTACGCAGTGACGATTCATAGAATCGCCGGTCACGTATTGGCCCGGAACCGCCTGTCGGACGTTCTCTCTGGCGATGCGGTCGAGTTCGGTTTCACCCGTGCCATCACCCCCACCGCGTACCTTCTCTTTCATCCACGGGAGCATAGCCTTGGCGGTAGAAGTGTCCATGTCCATCGCAACCGCCACTGATCCCATCTGGGCACGGCAATCTACATAGATCGGGACTTGATGGTCTAGTTTTCCAAGGCAGCGTGTGACGGTGCGGCCCCGGGGACGGCGCTTGGCTTGGGCGTTGACTGGAGACTTATTTTGTCCCTCGTACTCGTCGCCTCCTTCGGTGCCAGAAGGTGTTGTAGGAGGATTCTGTTGGTTCTCTGGGACGGTAGGCTGTTCCAGATCTTCGTAGCCAAATTCCTCTCCATTCAATTCAAACACGGTCCAGGTTAGGGCGCGGTCAGCGTCCCAGAACTCACTGGCAATGTTTCGCAGAAGGGCTTCGAGATCGTTGTTCTTGGCCCAGATAGCCCCGAGGTCGTCGGCTACATCGGCCATGGCCTGATCGGGTGGGTGGTTGGGATCGACCGGGAAGAATTCCACTGAGGGAACCTGCCGCGAGAGGGCAGAGATGATGATTTCACCCTTCTCCCCGTAAACATTCGTGTGGTACAGCGTGGCCATCTGCTTCTGAGCGCCGGGGCCATAACCCGTTCCAGCTCCCGGCATCGTCCAGCCACCGCGCCGGTCGTGCAAAAGGAACTGATAGCCCCTGCGATAGTGGTAGGCTTTCCACGCTTGCTCGATCTCGATCCGGCGCGGAGCGACATCTGCCTTAGAGAAGATTCTGTCGAGGTCCATCAGCGCGTTGCGCCCATCTTCAGAGAGGGGGGACATATCGCGGGGCCGGGAAGGATCGTCCTCAAACTGGTCCCAAACAATGACTGGCGTATCGTCATCGTTCAGATACATTGGCTCCGGGGTAAACGGGAAGGCGCAATGCTGCCCAATCTCATTCTTGTCGAACTTGGCTTCCTCTGAGCCAACCGTGACATCGCTCGAATGAAAATCCAGCTCAGGCATTAACGTTCCTCAAATCGCACACACCAGCCATCCCAAAAAATCGGTGATTTAACTCCCTGACAACGCGGGGGAGAGCCGAAGATAAAATGCTCACAGTCAGCGCAGAACTGTGTCTTATGCGGCGAAGGCTGGATGTAACTAACTTCGGTGTGAGACTTTTTCTCGCTATCGGGTTTCTCGGATTTGGCGCGGTGAGAGAAGGCCACAAAGGTTAGCCTCCCATCGCTTTGAACCCTTTTGCAGATGCGATCATGCGACCCAAGCGCCCGCTATGATGTCCAGCCATCTTTGACTCTGGGATCTTCTCACCCTCCGGGACGCCCAGCGCACGGTGGAGAGCACCCTTGTGAACTTTGAACGAGCCTTTTTTACCAAGGCTAACGTTCTCGACTTTGGCGTGTGCGAATGCCATCACTTCCCTCCCGCGTGAGCGAACTTTGGGCGGTATTCCGGATTAGTAGCTGAAGCTCGCTTCTCCGACAGCATGATGGCAACCGCCTGCTTCTGGGACTTAACCGGCTTTCCGCCGCCACCTGACTTTAACGTCCCAGCCTTCCACTTCGACATTACCTCGGTGTACGGCATCAGAGCGGTTCCGAATAACTTTCCTCTTCACCGCCTCCGCCGAAACCTGATGGCGTTTGGCCCGCCTGCCCTTCGCCTTGGCCTTCGCCTCCCGGCATAGGAACACCAGCAGCCATCCCGGCATGGTGATGCGCGTGCATTACGTGCTGCTCACCTTCTTGGTCGGCATGGTGTTCGTGGCCGTCCGCATGGATGGAATGTATGTGAGACCGCATTCCTTCATGGTCGTGAACCATGTGAATGGTATGGGCTGGGCCGTGTTCGGCCATGACTTGCTTGATTTCGTCGTGGATGCCGGGAAGCTGCTGTTCTTCGGCACCCTCTTCGGGTGACTGTTGCTGCGGTTCTTGCTCAGGGTTGCCTTCCGACTTGCCTTCCTCTTCATTGGCCTGGGCGCGTGCTCCCGGCTCTCGCATCTGGGGAGCCGTCCTGTTCTTTTCATCCGCGCTGCCTTTAGCGTGTTCGCGGTCGGCACGGTTGGCGCGGAATCTGCTGCTTTTCGGCTTACCTTCTTTAGTTGGAAAGGCCATAAGTTATCTCCCTAAAAGTTCTGATAATCGGTCAAAAGCCTACTGGGATTTCTCCTTAGCAGCTTCTTCGGCCTGCCCGATGTCCCACTCGGCCTGAATCTGTGGCCAAGACTTCGTTTCCGGCTCCACGGATTGCAGCGGTGGACGCTCTTTCCTGGGAGCAAAAAACCCTCCAGCCGGGGAAGCCAAGGGCAACAAAACCATCTCGTAGCGGTCTACTTTGCCCCTTAACTGGGCTAACTCTTCCCGCAGATCGGAGGCAATCCGCTCGTGCTCCATTAAGCGAGACTCGTAATCGTTCCGCACCCGCATCAGTTCTTCTTCTAAGTGAGCGTTGAGCCGTGAACCGAACAGATCACGAAGGAATTGCCGGATCTGCATTCCTGCTGTGGTAAGATCATCCATTATGGCACCTCTTAGAGACTTGAAAGGTCAAACACAGCATCACACCTTAGTTTGCCAATAAGGAACTTCCTCCTGTTTTCCGGGCTTTCCAGCCTCCCGCAGCGCGAATGCCTGACGCCTGAGATAGAAATGCCTTGCCATTGGGGTGAGCGTGGCAGCGTATTCCTGATCCTTTTCCCACTGCGGCATCTGGCGTGTGCCAAGACCGCCATAGAGTCCATACCGAAAGGCATCATAGCGGTCGTCACTGCGGTTGCTGGTCTTGCGAACATCGTCCAGCTTGTCTGGACTGTCTCGCTCCAAACTGGGGATGGCCGTGATGATGCCGGGGCAAGTCTTCAGAACCACCAAATGCCCCAGCTTCAGTTCGTTATACATAAACCCGGCAGAGCCGATACGATCCATCGTGGCGCGGGATACCGGGGGCAACCCGCGTGCGCGTAGCAGCGCGGAATACTCATCCGCCGGGGAGTGTTTCTCCATGACTCGGGAGAATTTTTCGTGCGAGAAATAGATGGCTGAGACCTTGCAGCGCTTCCCGGAGATCCTGTCATGTTGAGGGTGATCGTCAGGCAGGCGCGGATAGTAGGCTTTCGCATTGAGCCAGTCCGCCAGTTCCACGTTGGTGTGCCCGGTAGAATCTGGAGCCACTTCCTGAAAGCAGATAGTCTTCAGCTTCCTCTCTTCCCTGCCGTCTGGGAGTTTGATGGTGACGATTGCCTTGGTGAAGAAGTAAGCCGCAGACCAGTGGCCGACGCCCCAGTCGTGCCCCACCCACACCGACTGCCAATCCTGCCACTCAATGGCGAGCGGATCTGCTCGTAAGTCGATAACGTGGTACTCTTCTGTCCAACAATCGAAGTACGGGCCTTCAACGGTGCCTAAGTATCCTTCCAGGTATTTCTTCTGGAGGGGCAAGGGCAAAGCGCGAAGCTTGGCGATGATATTCGGCTGGCGCTTTATGTATTCGTGATTGTCCAGAACCGTCGAATGGTTATGAGCATAGTTCGCTGGATCGTACACGCAAACCATCTCGCCAGCGCGTTCCACGAACCAGCGACCGTCAACCGCCTTCTTCATCCCCTCCGTGCGATCCCAAGGCTCACCCTTGATGAAAATGGTGTGGTAGTAAGCCCAGAAAGCGCCGGTCGGGTTGGTACAGCCCACGATATATGGGGTCGGAAGGTTACCGTGCTCATCCCGTTCACACTGAACGTTCACCAGATTACGCATGTAGAGAAGGTTCCAGGTGTAATCGGAGAACTGCCCACACTCATCCACCAGAATGTACGGGTAGGCTTGGCCTAGATACTTCTCGATATCTTTTTCCAGATTATTCTCACAATTATGGGTAAGAATTCCATTTGCAAAGTATTCGTGCTCACCCTCAACCGTCAGATCATAGACTGGAACTGGCATTCCATCGTTGGCGGCATAGGTAGTTACAGTAGGCAGTATCCTTGCGTCGATTTCCGAAAATTGCTGCGCCGCAAAACTTGCACTTTCCGATAATGGATTCTCGCTTGATGGAGAGTCTGCTTGCAGCGCGACATTTCCAGCCACAGAATCGTACTCGTTTACGACCGCTGTACTTGAATTCCCCTCCACACACCTCGCATTGCTTAATGAAATGGCACCCCTCAAACGCATGGAGCTTTCTATGTTTGTGCCTGTCCATGAGGACAAGATTTTCCGGGCAGTTATTGAGGCTATTGTGGTCGGCGTGGTGAATTTCAAATCCGAGTGGAACTGGCCCGTGAATGCTCTCCCAAATAGCCCTGTGAAGGGATGTATATTTTCCGTCTCTTTTACCGGTGAAGTATTTGCGCCGAGAACATTTGGGTGACTCAGGCCAGCGTCGATACGTTTTGCCCTCAAAAATGACGACTTCCGAATTAAGAGGCGGGCGGCCTTTCCTGTATCCCTTCGGCATGCGACCTCCTGTGCGGGAACAAATTCGCCGTCGCAGTATACTGGATGTTTCGCTGTCATGTAAAGATGTCCCAGCGAAATAACGGGCTTGAATCCAGTCTGCCCTGCCCACAGCACGCGCCGATAACCCTTGCGGGTGAGCACGGAGTCCTCAGTCGTCACCTGTTCAATGGGTACTAGACCTCGGGCGGTATCAATCAGCGTTCCCTCCCGAACACAGCCGCCAAAGACTAACCGGGAGCCGTTCTTGAAAGTAGCGATGCGGTCGGTGTGGTTGTAGGTGTACCAGCCAGAATCCTTGGGGAAGAACTTGAAAAAGTCCTCGATCACGCCAGATTTTAATTCTGAGATCGTGCGCCGCAGCACAAGCATGTCGCAGTGGTTGTATTTCAGGCAGTAGTTCTCGATGCCGTAAACCAGCTTAGAAGTGGTCTTGCCAGAACGGATGCCGCCAACTTCCAGGCATTGCGGGGCCTTCAGCTCCAGATACATGCTGCCGTTACGGGACACGTATCGCAACAGAGCCTTCTGCTTTGGCTGGTATTGGAAGGTAAGTCGAAAGTTTTCTATCGGCTTAGTTTGGTCGGCTTCCGGTGGCATGTGCCGCCTCCGCCTTAATGACCGCAGCCCGCTGCTCGGAGTATTCCGTGGCCGCCTGTTCCAGCAGCGGCAGGGGCACAAACTTTTCTAGAATGTAGCGGTGGCAGCCGAGAACTTCGGCTTGAGTATTGATCGTCTTGCGAAGCTCGTTCACCGCATTCATAATATCGATGATGTTATCGACCTGTTCCTGCATCCCCTCATTGAACTCTTCACGAGTAACCACGAAATCATTGGCCATCTTTATCCTCCGATTCGATGAACTCAGGTGGCGCGGGCGGAAGCGCCTCTTGCGCCATTGGAATCTCGGGATCAATGGCGTTGCGGTCTACATAGACCAACGTCAATCCGCCTTTCTTAATCGCCTCCAGATCCTCATCCGACGCCTTCGGTTTGCCGTAGGCATAAGTCAGGAGTAGCTGGGCCGCGAGAATCTGGTTCTTCGAGGTTCTACACAGCGCGGTTTTGTATACCGCATCCATGATCATCATCAGCCGTTCGCGCCCGCCCTTTTCCGGCGCTTTCGGCTTTCCGCCCTTCCCAACAAATTCCTCCAGGAAGATTTTGAACATGGCGGACCCTTTTCGCTTCTTTTCTGGACTATAGGAAGGGTTGTCCTGAAGCCATGCTTCGAGGCTCTGGCGGTTGACGTTGTACGGAGCTACGCCCTTCTGGAGATTGGGATTCCCCGGCCCGTGCCGCTTGGCCATATCCAGTTGCTTTTGTTCTAGGCTTTCTTTAGAGCGAGAGCTGGGGGCGCGATGCTCGCCGGGTGGGAGTTCAAGCTTGGGCTTCTCTGGCGCTGGCTTTGCTTCTTCCCAGAAATTATCGGACACAATGAGACTCCTAATTATCGGTCAGGAGTCTCAGTGGTGCGAAGCCATAACTAGGAATAGAGCGGCCAGAACCAAGAGAACACAGCCCAAGACGATGAGAGTCACGCCCAGCCATGAAGATTTGTCCACCGTGGTCGCTCCGTACAATTTCTCCCGCAGCCATTCGGCCTCGCAGTGTGCTTTCTCTTCATGCGTGGAATGGTGGTGCGGCCCGCCCAACCAACAATCGATCCATTCCGTCTCTTTATTTTCCATCTTCCCTCGGTAGCGCAGGTTTACGAGTTTGGCGATGAGTCCTGAATCCAGTGTATCCCTCGTGCTTACCCCCCTCGGTATGCCTAGTGGTGGCTTGGGCACGGTGCCCCGCACGTCTCCCCAAGGAGGTGCGAGCGGCGGCTGATCAGTGCCGCCACCCATTGCACCCGGACGGGGAAGTACCACTTCCACGTTCGCCCTTTCAGCGTGGACCTTGGCAGGTCTCTCCGCTGAATCTTCCTCTAGTCCAGAACATATCATTTTTGACTGTTGGACGATTTCTAATGTCTTTGTTACGTATTCCCACGGATATGGCACGCTCGGTTCTGGCTCATTCAGAAAGCCGCACAGATCTCGCCAGAGAGGGAAACCAAGGCCATCCATGTGCATGACCAGCAGTTGTTGCGGTCGGTCTCGGAAGTAAGCCCGCACCTCCGCATTGTGCTTGCGGTAAGTTGCCAGCATCGTCTGCGCGTTGAAATCTGTGCGCCCGTAAAGTGCCTTGTGCAGCCGGTTCGAGATCGGCCAGATATCCCACTCCCAACGGGTCGGATTATACCGTGCATCCCAAAGCCGCTCCACGCTTTTCAGCCACTTCTCCTCATCGCGAAGGGTGAGGATGAATTTCGAGCCGGGGTAGGCTTGGTCGAGTTTCTTATAAAGCAAAGGGATCGGCATGTCGCAGGCGGCATAGAACCGCTCTAGTGTTTTCGACCGCCCAGAAGCGTTGACCTCTTCCCAGATGAGGTGGGCCTCGCCTTTACCCCAGTGCAGGCTGTCGAAACCAAGGATCTGGAACGCCTTATGGAGTGAGTTGGTCGCGGTCTTCTGCATCCCGATGCCAAAGACGCGAGTCGGTAGGGGCAAAAGGTTAATCGGCGTCGGATCGTCATTCCGATAGACTGTTCCCACACCGAGCTGCCCGTAGTTAACCACGGTATCCATGTGTCTGCCGTCAATCTTCCAAGCTTCTGGATGTTGATACTGGCGAGCGTGTGGATAATCTTTGAAGCGTACTTGGGCACTGTGCGGGATGGTCGCTAGGTAGCGGGTGTCGATGAATCGCATGGTATAGCCCATGCGCTGCATTCGTGCATTAAAGTCGATGTCTTCGCCGCGCCACGTTTCGTAGGCTTCGCTATAGCCTCCCGCCTTGATAAAATCCTGCGCCCGCACTACCAGCCTTCCAGCAAACCCACGAAGCGGGCGGCCTGCTTCTGGCTCCCATGACATATCCCGAATAGCTGCGTGATCGGGGCACATGAAAATTCCAGGCTCCCGCATCCTTTCCTCGATGAACTTGTCGAAATCCGGCCCAGTGAAGTTGTCGGCGTCGAGCGTGACGATGATTTCAGCGTTTTCGCGGAGGGCGCAACGGGCAGCAATATTCTTGGCGTAGGCCACACGGAACGGCCCCGGCTCACGGGAGTGGTAGACGACCAGCTTGCCGCTGGAGATTTCGCGGGCATGATTGCCCCGCAGGTACGGAACGAGATCATCCGGAGAATTGTAATCGAGTAGAACGAACCGGCTGCGCGGGCTGGTATTGTGCGCGAGGTTGGCTGGCAGGGTTTCCCTGATATGAAAGGCGCGGTCTTTGCAGGTTATGGCGAAGACAATTTTCATAACTGTTTCCGATAGTAATGGGAGAACGCGGTTCGTGGTAGTGCGGGATACTCTTCATGGAAGCATTCGACGCAAATCCGATGCCCATGAGGGGTTTCGGGGCACAATAGAGGTTTCTGGCACACCTCGCAAATGCGGATCTCCGGCGGGATTCCCCCATTCAGCATGGAGCGCAGCATGGCCGGATCTTTCAGAAGAAGCTTGATGATGGCAACTCGTTCCTCCAGCGTGCCCTTTAGTTCTTCCCCCTCCGGCATGTGGTATCCGGCCCAACCGATGTGCGTGATGCGAGGGCGGCGGGGCCATGCACAGCTCTTGCCTTCTGCCTCACATACCCTGAGCACCAGCCCATCCTGCTCGTAGTGCATGGACCCTTTCCGGGGCGACTGCGGATAAATGCAATCCAGATAGCCCTGCATATCTGAATAGTAATCGGCGCGGGCGTGTTGCACGATGCCATACAGCGAGCGCTTCGGGATGGCGCTGGCCACCGAGAGATACCAAGGGATGATGACATCTGGGCCTTCGCAGGGGGGCAGCGCGTCCGGGGAGTAGCGCCAGCCACAGGCAGCGAAGATGCCGGGGTGTTCGGCTAGAGCCTGATGACACCAGAAAAAGAACGAGGGATCGACAATTGCGTCATCCTCGATCACGTAGACCAGCTCGGCATGATGCTTGTAGGCCCACTTCAGGGCCTCCATGACGTTATAAGTGTTGCCGTGCAGGGTGTGTGGAATGGTTTTGTGTTCCGTCGCTTTGAACCACTGACAGAGATCGGTCTCCTCTGTCCCACGGTCTGGAAAAACCTCAATTTTGATATCTGGTTCGGCGGCACGGATGGCTTCGAGACAGCAGTAGAGCATGTCTCGCCGCTTCCACGTCGGAACCAGAACAATTTCCCTCATTTTCCGGCCCACTTCTTTTCGTATAACTCTCTCATTCGATCATTCGACTGCTGCACACTAATGCCTGCTTCGCGCTCACGGCGATAGAATGACGTTCCTCCCGTATGCTCTGCGACTATCCTCTTGGTTGGCCAAGTCTTATACCCCGCCAGTTCATAACGGTGATAGAAATCAACGTCATCCATACCATATCCATCGAATCGCTCATCCAACCCGCCAACTTTGTCGAGCACTTCGCGCTTGATATAACCGCATACTAGGATGCTTTGGCCGCCCAGCTCAGGCACGCATACGCCAATGGAAGGATCAGAGTAGGCAATCTCGCGAAGGATTGAGCCGAACCTGGGCGTGAACACACGCAGATCGTCTCCGCAGATGAGGATGTCGTCCTTTTCTGCCTCTTTGACTCCCAGATTGAAACTGCGAGAAAAGTTAAAGGGCTGCTCACCGTTAAACGTAAGCCACCGTTCCGATTTTGGCGCAGCGATTTCTTTTCCGTCCCGAACCAGAATCTTGAACATATCCGGCTCCAGCTTATCCACCATCACACGGAACACGTTGAACAGATCGCGATAGCGCGAGAGCACGAGAATACTGGCCCGGTTCATCGCTCGCCTTCTCGGCCATCCAAATGTGTAACCATCTGCATGGTGCCCTCGTTCTCCGGATCGTAGATGCAAAGTTTGAAAGCGTCCCATCCCCCGCTGTAAGTTGGACCGTGCATGATGTTCTCTATGTAGTCACACTTTCCGGCCAGATGCTTAGTATTGATCAGCCGATAAAAGTCGGTTGAGGCAAGATGTGGATTCTGACTCCATTGCAGGGTGCGGAACAAAGGCACTCCGCCCCAGATGACGTGATCAACGTGCATGTGCCAATGCAGGGGATGCAGTCTATGACCAGCATGAAGTTTTATCAGATTGGTCTGTCCTGAAAGAATCAGGGCGCTGAGTTTATGCCACTCGACATTAGGCGATATCAGCCAATCATCCTCTACGTAGAAGATGAGC